AGATCCTTTTATGGGATCAGGCACGACTGCTGCGGTTGCCAAGTCATTAGGTAGAGATTACATAGGATGTGAGTTACATGAAGACTATGGTAAACTAATTAAGAAAAGAGTGGATGAATATGAACCAGTTAGTGAAGTGGCACAAGAGGGTTGCGTAAATATACTGGATATTATATAATATGAGTATCTACAGAAAACATCATGAAGTGCAACGTCAAACTCTATGTTGCTGGTAGTGTCTTCAATGAAGAAGTACATTGCCGTAATTATGAAGAGGCAAGACAGGTCGCTCTTGCCAGAAACCCAAACGCTAGAATTGTGAGTGTCAATGCCAAACTATAAAGAAGAACTTCTATCACTACTGAAAGAGAAAGCATACCGACATGGTGAATATACTCTTTCATCAGGTCGTAAGAGTGAACATTATGTAAACTGTAAACCAGTCACATTAACTGGAAGAGGATTAACTCTTGCTAGTATAATGTTATTGGAACATGTAGAACAAGAGAGTGTGGCAGTGGCAGGACTGACACTTGGGGCAGATCCCCTAGTCAGTGGAGTTGCTGTAATATGTGGTCTTGATAAGATTAAACTGGATGCTCTCATCGTTAGGAAAGAGGCAAAAGGTCATGGTACAAAATCATATATTGAAGGACCATTACCTGAAGAAGGGGCACTGGTAACAGTATTGGAGGATGTTATAACGACTGGTGGATCTGCCATACAAGCAGTGAAGAGGTTGAGGGATGCTGGATATGTAGTAAATACAGTAGTCTCCATTGTTGATAGACAAGAGAATGGTGAAGCAGATACAGCAATGAAGTTAGCAGGTTTAGAACTCAAGAGTTTATATAAGTTAGATGAAATTAGTTTATGAGAATGAACAATGAAACTAAATTGGTATTTGCTCTTGAGCATGTAGCACACCTTGAAGATTTGATTGAAAATAATGAATGTGAAACATACTTATCACAAAATCTTTCAACCATGAAGTTTGAACTTATCAGGCAACTTGACAATGAACAAAACAGAAAGAAAACCAAGACAGACTAACTATCAAACATTCTATAAGGATGCTATTGATAACAAAGAAGGTTATGTAACCAAAGATGGTAGATGGGCAGCAGTCTCTAATGGAAGTGGTAAACAATTTACTATAATACATGATGGTCAGCAAGTTCATACTTGTAGAAATTATGACTTTGCTAAAGCATACATATTAAAAAACAGTAAAAGGAAAAATGGTAAATGATCTAGGAGTAGATCCAAACGAATGGTTTGATGATGTACCGCATCCCCATGATGTTATGCCCATTGCTACTAATGATAGATTTGATATGTATGGGTCTTCTGATGCAGATTACGCATTTATGAAATCTAAAATGAAAAGAAAAGATCCACCACCCGAACTTATGGAGGTTCCAACATCTGTGACTAATCCAAAACCACTAAAAAAGATTGAAATTGTAGAAACAATACATCATAAGATGTATGGAATTGCTACTGCAAAATATAATCCTTTTGCTGTAGGTGGTACTGAAAATATAACAGGAGGTTCTGAACAAATACAATGAATGAAATTGAAAGATGGGATCGTGCCCGAACTCTATTGTTAGAGTCATTATATAAACCTGATAATCATTTAAGGTCTTGTTCTCACAATCAAGAATGTTATGATGAATTGATGTCGATAAGAGATCAGGTAATTGAAATGGTAAGAGATATTCCTAATCCCCATTCTCCACCAATTAAAATACCATTTGGCAAGAAGAATAATCATGTAGAACCAACGATTACAACACCCATGGGTGAGATAAGTGAAACTCTAATGAGTGGAGCATTAGGTGATTATTATGCAGACAAGAGAGAGTATTAATCATGGCAATTTATGATGATGTGAAGATTACTATCAACCTTAATGAGTTGGTAGAGGCAAGAGCAAAACTCCAAACTCAATATGGAGATTATTCAGATAAAGTAGTTAAAGGTGAGTATCTTGATGGGAACGATATTGATCGTATCGCAATTGGATTAAGAGATACTCTGTCATGGGAGTCACTTTATCAAATGGTTGATGAAGCAGTATTAGAATACTTGGGTATAAAAGAAAAGAATCCAAGTATAACTATTGAAACCATTGAATTAACAATGGAGAAGGAGAAGAAAGAAAGAGAGAAAGAGTTTAAGAAGAACTTTGATATGGTAACATTAGATAATGGATGTTGGAAGATTGATGTGCCAGTAAGAAAAAGGGACTAGGCATAAATTTTTGTAAATTGTATCAGGAAATACAGACACAATTTGCATAAATAATGATAGAATTAGGGATAACAAGATGAGTTAAATCTCTTCGTTATTGTAGTTTATTTGGAGACAATTATGCACAACTTAATTTCATTTAATCAACTCGCTGGATCAAAACATATGGAATATGCAGATTCACAAGATGATTTACTCACAGAATACTACGAGTGTCTAATTGACTGTGACGACGACCAACATGTTTGTAAACGTATATGTAAGGAGGTTTTAATTTAAAACAGTTTAGACGTTTATTCTAGCAAACAAATGATTAAGTATCAACATCCACCTTAAGTAAATTCAATCAATAATCACACCCTCTTGACATTTAGTTAAGGGGGTTTTATAATATACAAGCATACTTTACAATTATGAGAAGAAGAGCAACCATAGACAATCTCTATGATGAAATGTTAATAATGAGAGATCAATTACTCAATAGAATAGAGTTATTGGAGAGTGATGTGGATATATTAACACAAGAAAATATGGATTATGCGAAGCAAATGTATAATTTAGAGAACTATTTGGAAGACCGTATAGATACTATGTTAGAACATATAACAAATCTTAATAATAGTGAAGGATCTAGAAGCAGCAAAAAAACTAATCAAACAATCAAAGAAACATCCTGAATGGTACACGACAGATGAGGTAAAGTATGCTAAAATAGCAAAGAGAAGATTAAAACAAGAGAAAAGGGATGCCAAAAGACAGTCTAAAGATAAATCAAAATGATGATGGTTCATTCACAGTAGAATGGGATAAAAAAGACCCTAGTTGGGACTTTTTAAACAAACTAACTTCTGAAGAAATAGAAGTATTAATTCAACAAGTAGTAAAGGAGGATCAAAATGGAAGAGTCTAAAAGTTATGCTCTTGAAAATCTTAAAGCATGGGTTGAAGAGGCATTAGATAGTGATGTAACACCTGATGAATTGTATAATACCATAAGAACAACAGTTGTTGAAAGAATCTCATACCATAATATATGTGCGAGACATTCAAAAGAACTACTAGAATTATTATCTAATAGTAGGACGAGATCTTTAAAAAGGACTAAAGTAGGCAAAGATTTGGATATTTTGTGATAAAAGTATTAAGTTATACCAATAGATTATAAAGAAATCATAAAGTTTATAGATAAAATATATAACTATGTTATAATATCAACACATACTCCAAAGGCAATGATTAATTTAGACGAGCGATACCATGACTACTTACAAAGTGATAAAACATTAAGAATAAACGGAACAGACGAGAAATTACAGGCATACGGTTGGCATTGTGATGGAAACGAGATAAAAGGATACTATTTGACGACAAAAAACTATAAATTGTATTATAATATGAAAGAACAATTTGTTAAATTGGAGGCACTTCGAGAAGTCGCATTTGCCACCTAAAATAAATACTATCATAGGAGTATAGTTTAAGTTATGACTACTATTAAACACGACCTAGAGCATGAAGTTTATCTTGATCCAAAAGATCATAAAGAACACATTAATCATGGTATGTTAGAGTATAGTGAATCAGATCTGAAGGATGTTCATGCGGAGTATGATGAATATCATAAGGGAGATGTGGTTGATAAGAATGATGGTGCGATTAATGACTATCACACTAGGCATGAGGATAAGCACCTAGAAGTATATTGTGATAATCATCCTGACGCGTTTGAGTGTAGAGTGTACGACGAGTAGGACAGTTTAATAAGTTACACACCCACCTTGCATTAATTTGTAGGGTGGGTTATACTATGTGTATTCATAGGATTTTCAATGTCTTTACAAACTATTGTTGAATCGTATAACCAAGACGTTGATGAACTTCCAATTCTCCATAAAGTACATGGTGGAGGAATGGCAAGAAATGGATCAGGTCTTGTTTATGAAAACTTAATCAAGAGAACTTGTAGTGCATTAGATTTAGATGCCAGAAAGAATGACTACAAGAAAACTGAAGAGGTTAATGGTTATTGTTTAAAGAATTTGCAAGTTGATTGGCACGTTTATAAGAATAATAAGATGACTAAAGCAATAGAATCCAAAACATATTTGGATGCTTGTTATCTTAAACGTGCAGTAATGGACTTCATTGAATTAGATCAATCACCAGAAGTACCTGATAATGTAGAGTATGCTATCTTTGCTGGTCAAAATGCCTGTGGAAAAGATGCTTTTGCATATTATCCTGCATTTTTTAAGAATATTACAGGTAAAGATGTAAAGATATTCTTTGTTAATCCTAACCGTAAGAGATCATCATCACGACCAATATATGATGAAAAGTATAGAGATGATTTTAATCTTGACATGGAAGTGTATAATAGTTTTATTCAATGGTTACATAGATGAGATTATATAATGATGATATGTTCAACATTCTCTGGAGAATTGAAGACCAGAGTATTAATCTATTGTTGACAGATTTCCCTTATGGAACATTAAATAAGAAACGTAATGAATGGGATAAAGTAATAGATTATGACAGATTTTGGCATCAAGTAGATAGAATATGTAAACCAAATGCTGCTATTATATCAACAGCAGCACAACCATTTACATCTGTATTAATATCAACTAACTATGCTAATTTCAAGTATTGTTTAGTA